TCTTCCTCTTACAACGCGTGAGATCAAAGCGACCGAAGCGGTATTGGAGCGCATATACGACGCTGCGTATCTAGGTTTGAAAGAAGATTCGTTGGCGTTAGCAGCAGGGTTGTTACCTGTAGAGTACCGGCTCTTAAAACAACATGACAAACTTGCCGAGATTGCCGAACTCAAGGGACGCGCTGATAGTGAGCGCGAGCACAGCCAGCACATGTTGAACGCTGCGCGGAATGGCGACGCTAAGGCAGCGCTAGAGATACTGAAGCACACGCATGGTTGGGTCGCCAAGCAAGCCGTTAGTATTGAGGTCGATCAGCGCATTAGTGTGATTGACGCGCTACGCGCTGCGGAGACGCGTGTGGATGAAGGTAAAGTGATTGATGTAACGCCAAGTGAAAAGCTAACCCATGCAAAAGCCGATATACAGTCCGGAAGACGAGCAACTGCTGATGACGCGGTTGTGGTCCCCCGCGATTAAAGACGACCCTGAAGCGTTTGTATTGTTTGCGTTTCCGTGGGGGCAGGAGAACACGCCGCTAGTTAAGTACAACGGACCGCGCATGTGGCAGCGCCAAGTGTTGCGCGACATCAAGACGCACATACAGAAGAACAAGGGTCAAGTCGATATGGACACGCTGCGAGAGGCAGTCAGTTCAGGTCGAGGGATCGGTAAGTCGGCGCTGGTGAGTTGGTTGATTATGTGGATGCTATCGACACGAATAGGGTCGAGCGTGATCGTGAGCGCTAATAGCGAGGCGCAGCTCAGGTCAGTGACGTGGGGGGAGCTAACTAAGTGGTCCACGATGATCATCAACGCGCACTGGTGGGAGATCAGCGCGACCAAGCTGCAACCGGCGAAGTGGTTGTGTGACATCGTGGAGCGTGATCTTAGGAAGGGGACGCGCTACTGGGCGGCAGAGGGTAAGTTGTGGTCAGAAGAGAACCCTGACAGCTACGCGGGGGTGCACAACCACGATGGGATGATGTTGATCTTTGATGAGGCAAGCGGGATACCAGACCCGATCTGGGCGGTGGGGGCTGGGTTCTTTACGGAGAACATATTAGATAGGTATTGGTTCGCGTTCAGCAACCCGCGCCGCAACACAGGGTACTTCTTTGAGTGCTTCCACGCCAAGCGTGACTTTTGGACAACGCGGCAGGTGGACGCAAGGACGGTAGAGGACACCGACAAGCAGGTCTATAGGCAGATCATCGAGGAGTATGGCGAGGACTCAAGCCAAGCGAAGGTGGAGGTGTACGGTGAGTTTCCGTCCAGTGGCGACGATCAGTTCATCACATCAAGCGCTGTAGCGGACGCAGCCGCACGGCCACGGTACAAGGACGAAACCGCGCCAATCGTTATTGGTGTGGACCCAGCGCGGGGCGGTGCGGACTCGACAGTGATCGTGGTCAGGCAAGGGCGCGACCTGACGGCGATCCATCGCTACCACGGCGAGGATACGATGACGATCGTAGGGCGCGTGATCGACGCGATCGAGCAGTACAAGCCAACGCTCGTGGTGCTCGATGAGGGCGGGCTAGGGTACGGTATATTAGATAGGCTGCACGAGCAGCGCTACAAGGTCGTGCGAGGGGTGAACTTTGGGTGGAAGGCGAAGAACCCTATTATGTATGGTAATAAGCGAGCCGAGTTGTGGGGGCTGATGAAGGAGTGGCTTAAAACGGCGTCAATCCCTAACGACAGAGCGCTCAAGTCTGATCTAGTTGGGCCTACCATAAAACCTAATTCGTCGGGTACAATTTTCCTAGAAGGCAAAAAGGAAATGAAAGCCAGAGGGTTAGCATCGCCCGACGCTGCTGACGCGCTGGCGGTGACGTTTGCATTTCCGGTCGCGCACAGGCAGTATGTTGAAAAGCGAACAAATCGTGCGTATAACGCCAACGGTGTAACCACATCTTGGATGGGTGCTTGATGGCAAAGAAAGGCGTGTCACTATCAGTCGGACGCGGTGAGAAGCTACCCGTATCTAAGGGTGCGGGGCTGACGGCTAAGGGTCGTGAGAAGTATAACCGCGAGACAGGTAGTAACTTAAAGGCACCAGCACCTAATCCTAAGACCGAAGCCGATAAGGGGCGTAAGGCATCCTTTTGCGCTAGAATGGGCGCGGTAGCCGCTAAAGCTAAAGACGGTGAACGCGCTAAAGCATCACTTAAACGATGGAAGTGTTAATCATGGCTACTAAACCAGGTCTTTATGCGAACATTCATGCTAAACGCGAACGCATCGCTGCGGGGTCTGGTGAGAAGATGCGTAAGCCTGGTAGTAAAGGTGCGCCGACGGCTAAGGACTTTCGTGAGTCGGCAAAGACCGCCAAAAAACCTATGAAAGGTAAATGATGCCACTTGTTAAATCAACCAGCAAAGACGCCTTCCGTAAAAACATCAAGGCTGAAATTGACGCAGGCAAGCCTGTCAAGCAAGCGGTGGCGATCGCCTACTCAGTAAAGCGTGAAGCGGCGAAAAAAGCAAGCCCTAAACCTATGGCAAAGAAAAAGTAATGGCAACGCTTAAGCAAGACCCTACAGGTATTGAAGGCGCGGGCAAGGTATCGGCTCGCGGCGGTCCTGACCAGAAGGATCATCGAGATACGTTGCAACTGATGCGCGACCGGCTGCGGCAAGCGATTGGTGCGTACTCAGAAAGCCGTGAAGACGAGCTTGATGACTTGCGTTTTATGGCAGGTTCACCAGACAACCAGTGGCAGTGGCCGCAAGATGTATTGGCAACGCGTGGGTCGGTGCAAGGGCAGACGGTCAACGCAAGACCTTGCCTGACTATTAACAAGCTACCGCAGCATGTAAGACAAGTAACTAACGAGCAGCGCCAGAACCGGCCAAGCGGCAAGGTCATACCTGTTAACGATCAAGCCGACGTTGAGGTTGCCGAGGTGCTCGATGGCATCGTGCGGCACATTGAGTATATGTCAGACGCTGACGTGGCCTACGACACGGCGTGCGAGAACCAAGTCACTTACGGTGAGGGTTACATTCGTATTCTGACGGAGTATTGCTACGAAGATAGTTTTGATCAAGACATCAAGATCGCTCGCGTACGCAATAGTTTTAGCGTCTACATGGACCCGCTGATCCAAGACCCATGTGGGGCAGACGCTGAGTGGTGCTTTATTACTGAGGATTTGCTGAAAGAAGACTACCAGCGCATGTACCCCAACGCTGCGCCGCTGTCTTCAATCATGGCGCAAGGTATTGGTGACCAAGATATAAGCCAGTGGATTACGGAAGATACGATCCGTATTGCAGAGTATTTTTATATCGCGCACAAACAAGAGACGCTTTATCTGTACCCAGGCAATCAGTCAGTCTTCAAGGGGTCTATGGAAGACGCCACACTGCGCTCGATGGGGTTAGTGCCTATACGTGAGCGTCAGGTAGACCGCAAAAAAGTCATGTGGATGAAAACCAATGGCTTTGAAGTGCTTGAGGAACGTGAGTGGGCAGGTAACTGGATTCCAGTTGTGCGCGTCGTAGGTAATGAGTTTCAAGTTGATGGCCGCATCTTTATTTCAGGCATCGTACGCAACGCTAAAGATGCCCAACGGATGTACAACTACTGGACAAGCCAAGAAGCTGAGATGCTTGCGCTTGCGCCTAAAGCGCCATTTATTGGTTACGGCGGTCAGTTTGAAGGTTATGAGTACCAGTGGAAGACGGCTAATACACAAAATTGGCCGTATTTAGAAGTCAATCCTGACGTTACCGACGGTGCTGGATCAATCTTGCCGTTACCGCAACGTGCTGCACCACCACTGCCGCAAACAGGTCTTATTCAGGCCAAGATGGGTGCGTCTGAAGACATCAAAGCTACCACAGGCCAGTATGACGCAAGCCTAGGGCAGGTGTCTAACGAACGTTCTGGCCGTGCTATTTTAGCAAGACAGAAGGAATCTGACACAGGAACTTATCACTACGTTGATAATTTAGCCCGTGCTGTACGGTATGTGACGCGTCAATTGGTTGATTTGATACCAAAAATCTACGATACACAGCGTATTGCTCGGATTATTGGTATCGACGGCGAAACCAACATGGTCAAGATCGACCCCTCACAACAAGAGCCGGTCAAGAAGATTATCGACCAGACAGGTGTGGTGATCGATAAGATTTACAACCCATCAGTTGGTCGATACGACGTGGTGGTGACCACAGGCCCAAGCTACATGACTAAGCGCCAAGAATCTATGGACGCTATGGCTCAGATTTTGCAGGGCAACCCCAACTTATGGGCTGTTGCAGGCGATTTGTTTGTTAAAAACATGGATTGGCCTGGTGCTCAAGAGATGGCAGCACGTCTTCGCAAGACCATCGACCCGCAATTGCTTGCTGATCAAGACAACGATCCTGCGCTACAAGCTGCTCAGAAGCAGATTGAGGCGATGGGCGCTGAAATGCAACAAATGCACGATATGCTTATGAACGTCAATCAGTCGATTGAGGCTAGAGACGTTCAAGTACGTGAATTTGAGGCTAAAATCAAGGCATTTGATGCCGAAACCAAGCGTATTTCAGCGACAATGCCTGGCATGACGATGGAGCAAATTCAAGATATTGTGATGGGTACGATTGCTGCTGCGCACGATGCTGGTGATTTAGTGCCACCTCAGCAAATGCAAGGTCCAATCATGCCGGAATCAGATGAGATGGGCCGTGAAGAAGGTATTATGGCCCGTCAGGAAGAGGCTCAACAAGCTAGACCCATGCCTAACGTTGTACCGCAGGAGGGCCAAGCATGAAATGCGCTGATTTTGTAGGTATGTTGTTTTTAGCCCGTGATGTTGCCCATTCTGTCCATCTAAACACCCGTAGTTACAGCAAACACAAAGCATTAGGTAAGTTTTACGACGAAGTTATCGATCTAGCGGACAAATTTGCTGAAGCCTACCAAGGTAGACATGGTTTGATCGGCCCCATATCATTGATGAGTGCTGGTAAAACCTCTAATATATTAGCTTTCATGCAAGATCAGGTTGATGAGATTGAAAAAATCAGGTATGAAGTGTGCGGTAAAGATGAAACCGCGCTGCAAAATATTATTGATGAAATTGTCGGGTTGTACTTAAGTACAATCTACAGAATTAAGTTTCTTGCATAAGGAACCACGATGGAACTTCTCAATCCAATGGGTAAGACGGATTACCCTACCTACACGGCTACAGCCGGTGCTACAGCAGGCAACACGACAGCGTGGGGTGCAGGGCCACAAGGTGTTTTAGTATGGTGTGATGTGGCGTGTTATGTTGAAGTTGGTGTGGGTGCTGTAGCTACAACGGCTAGCACGGCCATTACCGCTAATACGCCGATCCCGTTTGTCGTTCCCTTAAACACCACAGGCGCTCCGTGGCGTGTTAGTGTGCTACGTGTTGGTGGCACTGACGGAACAGCTTACTGTAAGCCAATAAACAAGCAATGAGTTACTTTGGTGTTGATCTTAGAAATTCTGTCGCTATAGGATTAGCCGGTATTGCATCGCTATTTTCCGGCTCTAAAGATGTACCTACACCACCGTCTGGCAATTTTATTATCTTAGAAACGTCTGGCTATCTTGTGCAAGAAGTAGGCACATCGCCAACTAATCGTTTTGAGCTGGAGTAAGGCATGGCAGATACAAAAATCAGTGCATTAACAGACGGCAATCCGGCACAATCGGGCGATGAGATACCCATAGCGCGGAGCGGCGCTAACTACAAAATTACAGCAGGCAGTATTGCATCGCTTGGTGGTGATGTTGACGGGCCAGCATCTGCTGTTGATAGCCAGATTGCGTTATTCAACAGCACGACTGGCAAGCTAATTAAAGCAGCAACCACGACAGGACTGTTGAAAGCATCATCAGGTGTTATAGCCGCAGCGGTATCTAGCACAGACTACGCACCAGCAACGACAGGCACTAATGCTCAACTGCTAGCAAACAATGGTTCTGGTGGTTTTGCTAACGTTACGGTTGGGTCAAACCTCACGCTTTCTGCTGGTACGTTAACAGCAGGTCTTGTTTGGCAATCCGTCCAAACCACAGGCTTTACCGCAGTAGCAGGACGGGCTTATCCCTGCAATACGACAAGTGCGGCGTTTACGGTGACTTTACCTGCAAGCCCTAGCGCGGGCGATCAGATCACGCTGACCGATTATGCGGGGACTTGGGCTGCCAATAACCTGACCATCAATCCTAATGGCGGCAAAGTTAATGGTAGTGCAAGCAACTATGTAGTGAGTCAAAACCGTTGGTCATTTCAGCTTGTGTATGTGGATTCAACGCAGGGTTGGTTGGTATACGGCACCACCAATTTTTATGCCCCGCCTACACCATCTGTTGACTATCTTGTGGTTGGTGGTGGCGGTGGTGGTGGGACCAACGCCGCAGGTGGCGGGGGAGCTGGAGGTTTTAGGACAGGCACTGGTTTGGCGGTATCTGCTGGAACTAACTACACGATTACTGTCGGTGGCGGCGGTAACGGTAGTTCGTCATACCTAGCCAAAGGGTCAAATGGTAACCCTTCAATATTTAGCACTATAACCTCTGCTGGTGGTGGAGGCGGCGGGTCTGGCGATGTTTCTGTTTCAAATGGTGCAAACGGTGGGTCTGGTGGTGGCGGGGCTACTGGAACCCCTGGTGTTGATGGGTCTGGAGGTTCAGGCAATACTCCCTCAACAGCACCGAGTCAAGGTAATAACGGAGGCCAAGGGTATAAATCCGCGCCAAGCGCATTTTTGGGCGCAGGTGGAGGCGGCGCATCGGCGGTTGGCGGTACTGCTCAAACCGTATCACCTTACAACGCAGGCTCTGGTGGCGCTGGAACAACATCGTCTATTTCTGGCAGTAGCACTACTTACGCGGGTGGTGGTGGAGGTGGTGCTACGCCTTCGCCAGGGACTATTAATGGTTCTGGTGGTTCTGGTGGTGGAGGTAACGGTGGACTAGGGTCTTCCACAGGAGGGCCTGGTAGTAGTAATACTGGCGGGGGTGGTGGTGGTTCTGGAGCAGGTTTGACAACAGCAGGTGGCAACGGCGGCTCCGGTATTGTCATCATTGCTTATCCAGTAAATTATGCAGCAGCAATAACAACAGGTTCTCCCACAGTAACGGTCAGCGGTGGTAATCGTATTTACGCGTTTACTGGCAACGGCTCCATCACATTCTGAGATGAACATTCATAATTTATTTCCGCTACCTGTTGCGTTCTTTAATCGTCCGGTGACGGATGAAGAGGCTGTATTTGTCAAAGGATTGGAAACAAGATCTAACACAGGCAATACAACTTCAACAAACAACTTCGTGCTTAAAAGCATGACACCGTTGCGGTCATGGATTGAGGACTGTGTGTCGGATTACTTCAAGGCTACGACTGCTCCTAAGCACAATGTGAATCTAAAGATCACACAATCTTGGGTGAATTACAGCGACCCTGGTCAATACCACCACAAGCACGCTCATCCTAATTCGTTTGTTTCAGGCGTCTACTACCTTCAGACCAATCCTGATGACAGGATATATTTTTACAAAGACCAATATCAGCAGATTAAATTTCCAACAGACGATTGGAACGCATACAACTCGGAGTCTTGGTGGTTTGAAGCTGAAGCTGGAAAGCTAATTCTGTTTCCTTCATCACTGACGCACATGGTTCCTACCGTGCAAGGTGATGTCACAAGAATAAGCCTTTCGTTTAATACGTTTCCGGTTGGTATGGTCGGAGAAGAAATGGACTTAACTGGATTAAAGTTGGAGGCGTAATGGCTCACTTTGCAAAATTAGATCAGAACAATATGGTGCTTGAAGTCCATGTTGTTCACAACAACGAACTGCTTGACCAGAACGGTGTTGAGCAGGAATGGAAGGGCGTTTGGTTTCTCCAAAACTGGTCAGGCGGGTATCCGCATTGGAAGCAGACGTCTTACAACGGCAACTTCCGCAAGAACTATGCAGGTATTGGCTACACCTACGATCCCCAACGCGACGCATTTATTCCACCTAAACCCTATCCATCGTGGGTGCTGAACGAAGATACATGCCTATGGGATGCGCCTGTACCGATGCCTAGCGATGGCAACATGTATCAGTGGGATGAAGCAACAACAAGTTGGGTTTTATCAAGCTAAGGACTAACCATGTCAACCATCAAAATATCGGCGTTGCCAAGCGGTAATCCGGCACAGTCAGGCGATGAAATACCTATTGCTCGCGGCGGCACAAGCTACAAGATCACTGCCGGAAGCATTACAGACCTTGCCGGTAACGTAAGTGGCCCTGCTTCTTCAGTAAACAACCAAATCGCTTTGTTCGCAGGCACGGCAGGCGACAGCATTCAAGCAGCATCGACAACCGGTCTGTTGAAAGCAAGTTCAGGCGTTATTGCTGCGGCTGTGCTAGGCGTTGATTATGGTGATGTCAGCGGCGCTGATACGATTTCTACGGATAATGCTATCGTACGGTTTGATGGTACGTCAGGTAAATTAATACAAAAGTCAACGGCTGGCGTAACGGATGCGGGCTTTCTAACAGCTAACGGACTTACATTTCCAGCCGTTCAAGTTTCATCGGCTGATGTTAATACGTTGGATGACTACGAAGAAGGGACGTGGACACCCAACTACATGAGTAATGACATATTTAGTGGTGACATAGCGGTAACTTATGTGTCAAACACAACAAGAGGGCGCTACAGAAAGATTGGTGCTGTTGTGTTTATTGAGTTTTCCATCGTTACTGCATCAGTAACGGTAACAGGTGCTACATCCGATGTTCTTTCTGTTGAAGGTTTACCTTTTGCACCGATTTCAGGTTTTCCTTTGGGATCATCTCAAATTTTAATCAACCAAAATCTTGGATGGACTACGGCAGCCCCAGCTTTTGGACAGATAACCACGACAAACTTAAGTTTTGCAACAGGGTCGATTACGATATCGACTAAGACATCTCCTGACGTGTTGACGCCATCATCAATAACTGGCGCAAACCTTACCTCTGGCTCGACAAAGAACACCATTTACGCCAGTGGCTTTTATTTTACTGCTACGTGAGGTCATTATGATTGATAAACAGGTAAGTATTGACAAGATTGAAGTCCTAGAAGACGGCGGCGTTCTTATTCGGCAAGTCACAAAGATTGTTGAAAATGACGAAGAAATTTCACGTTCTTACCACCGTTCGTCGCTGGCTCCAGGCCAAAGTCTTGTGGGTCAAGACGCTCGTGTCCAAGCTGTATGCAACGCTGTCTGGACCTCCGAAGTCATTGCAGCATATCAAGACTCTAGGCTGGGGCTACAATAAGGATTCAACCATGTCCGTCTTTATTTCAGCGCTTGGTGGCGCGGCAGCACAGTTTTTTGATAGCAGCGGCAACCCTTTGACGGGCGGGTTACTCTACTCATACGCCGCTGGCACCACGACACCTCAAGCCACCTATACATCGTCAGCAGGTTCAACGGCGCACACAAACCCAATCGTGCTGGACGCAGCAGGGCGCGTCTCATCGGGCGAGATCTGGCTATCGGATGGTCTTAGCTACAAGTTTGTGTTGCGTGACAGTGCTGGTGCGCTGATTGGAACGTACGATAATTTGACGGGCATCAATTCAAATTATTTGAATTACACCAACAGCCAAGAAATTAAAACTGCAACATCCGGTCAGACAGTGTTCACGCTGACCACGATGCAGTACGCCCCCGGTACAAACAGCTTATCAGTGTTTGTTGATGGTATTAACCAGTACGGGCCAGGGGCGCAGTACGCCTATACAGAGACTAATAGCACGACAGTAACGTTCAACACGGGTTTGACGGCAGGGCAAAAAGTTAAGTTTACGAACTCTGAGATCAACGGGTCATCATATGGCACTGCAACTCAAATATCGTACACGCCACCGTTTACAAGCAGTTCAGCCACCAACGTCTCAAACAAGTTGGCGCAGACTGTTAGCGTCAAAGATTTTGGCGCTGTGGGCGACGGGGTGGCTAATGACACAACGGCCATTCAGACCGCTATTACGCAATCAGCAGGCAAGACGCTTTACTTTCCTAGCGGTACTTACGTGGTGAGCACCCAAATCAACTTGGTGTCAAACATTACCTTGCTTGGTTACAACGCTACCATTACTTGCGCTACAACGCCGACGACCGATTTGTTGTTTGGTGCGTCTAAAACAAATGTTGTCATTGAAGGTCTTACGTTTGATGGCGGCAGCTATACAGTTGCTACCAACATTGGTTTGGTTGCCTTCCAGCTTTGCACTGACGTTAAAGTGTTGAATTGCCGTTTTGTCAACATGGACCGGTTTGGTTTGATAGCAAACGGTGGCTCGCGCTACTTGTTTGACGGCAACTACATCAAACGAAACACGGCTGTTAACACACAAAACCAAGCTATTTTGGTATCCACGTCGGCAGGTGTTGTAACGCAATCGACTATCTCGAACAACATCATGCTGAATAGCGCCATGAATGTGTCGATGTCTGCAAGCACAATCGCAAACAATTACATATCGGGGTGGCGGTTTGGTGGCGGTATTACGACTGAGCAAGACCCCAACTGCAAATCTTTGCAGATCCTAAATAACTATTGCGGCGATTCAGTAGGTACAGACGTTAACTTAAACGTGTGCCAAGGTATCGAAAACTGGGCTGCGCTATCTATCATCTCCGGCAATTACTGTATTGACAACGCTGGCAGCGGTATCGACCAAGGTGGTAAAAATAGTATTTGCTCTAACAACTACTGTTTTAACAACGGAAAAACCGCTAATTCACCTGGCATCGTCGCAAGGTACGGCACATCAACGTACAACGCTAACTATTCCGTGTTTAGCAATAACTTATGCTACGACTCAAATGGCGCGGGCGGCACACAAACCTACGGCTATGTAGAGCAAAGTGCGCTATTAGCAGGTTTGATGGTTACAGGCAATCAATTTGCCACTAACAAAACTGGCAACGTAAGCGTTCTATCTACGACCACAAGCTACCAAGGTCCAGTTGCGTATGGCACGCAAGCGTATGGATCAACAACAATCACGAATGGTAGCCGAGCGACCGTCAACATAACGACACCTGGTGCTGCGCTAGGCGATATGGTTACCGCGTCCTACGATAAAGATTTACAAGGGATTACCGTGTTTGGCTACGTTAATGCAACGAACGCAACCACGTTGATTTTGTCCAATAACACTGGCGGCAGCGTTACGTTAGCGGCTGGTAACTTTTATGTGCAGTCGCAGAAAAGTTTGATTTCGCCTGCCTATTGACAGTTAATGTAAGATTACCCCAGACTTAAGTTTAATTACCCGTACTGGTCCGGTAGACCAGGGTTCCTTTGGAACGATGATGACTGAGCAAGTTCAAGAAGCCTTAGCGGAAGTAGAATCCGCGCTAGCACCGGAGGTGACGGCCACCACGGAAAATGCACAACATGCGCCGGAGGTCGCTGAACAAGCACCAGAGCAGACTGAGGAAAAGCGTTTTACCCAGGCTGAACTTGATGCGATGATCAGCAAACGCCTTGCAAGAGAGCAACGCAAATGGGAACGGGAACAAAAGCTGAGGGCTGCAACGCCCGATATGCCGTCTGGTGATTTACCCGCGCAAGAACATTTTGCTACGACTGAAGACTATGCGGAAGCGCTAGCCGAACGGAAAGCAGCCGAATTACTTGCACGACGTGAAGCAGAAAGACAGCGTGCTGAAGTTCTTGAGGTCTATCACGAGCGCGAAGAAGAAGCGCGTGCGAAGTACGAAGATTTTGAGCAGGTTGCGTACAACCCACGTCTTCCAATCACAACAGTGATGGCCGAGACGATTCAAGCGTCTGATGTTGGGCCAGAGGTGGCGTATTACCTTGGGTCTAATCCGAAAGAAGCTGATCGTATTGCCAAGTTGTCGCCTTTCATGCAAGCAAAAGAAATTGGGAAGATTGAAGCTAAATTAAGCGAAAATCCACCAGTTAAGAAATCGTCGAGCGCCCCAGCGCCGATTCAGCCTGTTACCCCTAGGGGTGGCAACGCAAGAGTTTTAGACACGACTGACCCGCGCTCTATCAAGGAGTTGTCAACGTCAGAGTGGATTGAAGCCGAGCGTCAAAGGCAGATTAAGAAATGGGAAGCTCAAAACCGAGTCCGCTAACTTTTTTAACAAGGAATTGTCATGGCAAATAGTCTACTTACCATCGACATGATTACTCGCAAGGCGCTTGAAATCCTTGAGAATAATCTTGTCTTAACCCGCAACGTCAATCGTCAATACGACGACAGCTTTGCTGTTGAAGGCGCTAAGATTGGTTCAACCCTGCGTATCCGCTTACCGGACCGCGCACTTGTTACCGACGGTGCAGCGCTTCAAGTCCAAAGCGACAACGAGCAGTACACCACGTTGACCGTTGCGTCGCAAAAGCACATTGGCGTTAACTTTACTTCTGCTGAATTGACCTTGCAGTTGGACGACTTCGCAGAGCGCGTGCTTAAGCCTCGTATTAGCCAGCTTGCTGCTAGCATCGATGCTGACGTTGCTAACTCATACCAATACATCGGTAACACGGTCGGCACGCCTGGTACAACGCCAGCAACCTCGTTGGTTCTGTTACAAGCACAGCAGAAACTTAACGAGAACGCTGCTGTTATGTCGCCCCGTTACGCTACGGTTAACCCCGCTGCTAACGCTGGTCTGGTTGAAGGCATGAAAGGCTTGTTTAACCCCACCGACACCATCAGCCGCCAGTTTAAGAATGGCATGATGGGTATGGGTGTGCTTGGGTTTGATGAGATCAACATGTCTCAGTCGATCAAGCAGTTCACGACCGGATCGCGTACGGCTACGGGTGGCACGACGTCTGCGGCTGTTACCAGCGAAGGTGCAACCACTATCGCCATTACTGGCGCAGGTGCTAGCGCGACGGTTAAGGCTGGCGACGTGTTTACCGTGGCTGACTGCTACGCAGTTAACCCACAGACCCGCGAGTCCACAGGTTCGCTGTTCCAGTTCGTTGTAACGACTGACGTTACGCTTAACGGTTCTGGCGCAGGTAACTTGACGGTTGCTCCGATTTATTCGGCAAGCAACGCGCTCGCAACGGTTAACAGCCTTCCTGCCACCAGCAAAGCTGTCGTTTTTGTCGGCGCTGCATCGTCGCAGTACCCACAAAACCTCGTTTATCACAAAGACGCAATCACTTTCGCTACTGCCGATCTGATGATGCCGCAAGGCGTTGACATGGCATCGCGTCAGGTTCATAACGGTATTTCGATGCGTATTGTTCGCCAGTACGACATTAACAACGACCGTATGCCCTGCCGTATTGACGTGCTGTACGGCTACAGCGTGATTCGTCCTCAAATGGGCGTTCGTCTCTGGGGCTAATCAATAAGGGGGCTACGGCCCCCTACCAAATTATTTTTTGAAAGGATTTATCATGGCAATTCCTAATGGTGCTGGTGGATACCAGTACAACGACGGTAATACCGGCGAGGCTTTGTTGTTTGTTCAAGGCGCTCCTACTGCGCTTACCGGCGCAGCTACGATCACAGCGGCTCAACTGGCAAACGGATTGTTTACGTTTGACGGCACTGCTGGCGCTATGACGCTGCCTACCGTTGCGTTGCTTGAGGCTGAAGTTTCTTCTGCCGCTAAAGTTAACGCTGCGTTTACGTTTGCAGTTGTCAATATTGACAGCACTGATGCTGTTACCGTAACGGCAGGCACAGGTTGGACGCTTGTTGGCACGGCTGCGGTATCGGCAGGTACTTCGTCGCAATGGCTTGCTCGCAAGACCGGCGACGGCGCTTGGACGGCTTATCGGATTGCGTAATTGATAGGGGGTTCGCCCCCTATTTTTAAAAGGACAAGCAAATGCCAAACACCAAAGCTGTCGGTGTCGCGTACAGCGATCCCGAATTTGAAAGCGTTGCCGTTACTGGTGCCATTACTGGTGCTTCAGTTGCGGTGACAGGAGCACTAAATGGCACGCAACTGGACTTGAACGCGCCCGTCTCTAAGACGGCTTCGTTTTCTCTAGGCGCGACCGAAAACTTCGTTATTTGTAATGGAGCTTCGGCTAACGTTACGGTTACGTTCCCCACCGCGTCGGCCAATACCGGTCGTGTAGTGTGGATCAAGAACCTGTCGGCTACCTACACAGTCATTTCGGCGTCGTCAAACGTCAAACCTATTAACTCTGGCACCGCAGGCACAGCAATTCTTGCTGCAACGGCTGGTGCTTGGGCGATGTTGGTTTGTGATGGCACCGATTGGGTTGTGATGGCGTCGTAAATCTAAAGGATGGAAGGGGGCTTCGGCCCCCGATTAAATTATGGCTGTCATCTATCTCCACCACCCTACGCATGGTGCTAAAGTTGCAATATCTGACATGGAAGCTGACCGTGACAGAGAGAATGGTTGGGAAGATTACGATCCTAACAAGGTAAACGTTGAGTCTGCGTCGGACGACATTGAGCCTGTTAACGAACTTCAACCTCGTCGCCGCAGCCGTAGGATTCAGGAGACTGAGGTATGACGACCGCTGCTGAAATTATTGATGGTTCTCTTAGACTCTTAGGCGTGCTAGCAGAGGGTGAGACACCTTCTGCGGCAGTCATGCAAGACTCAATCATGGCTATCAACCAGATGATTCAGTCTTGGGATACCGAGCGACTGTCAGTATTCAGTACGCAGGATCAAGTATTTACTTGGCCCGCCAACGTCATCTCGCGCACGTTAGGGCCAACAGGTGATTTTGTAGGTAACCGTCCTATTGAAGTGGACGACGCAACGTACTTCAAAGACCCATCGTCAGGGCTATCGTTTGGTGTTAAGTTGATCAACCAGCAGCAGTACGACGGTATCGCGTTTAAGACGGTGACATCAACGTACCCGCAGGTTCTATGGGTTAACAATACGTTCCCTAACATTGAAATGACCATCTATCCAGTGCCTATCAAAGCGCTGGAGTGGCATATTGTTTCAGTGGAAACGCTCAATGAAGTGTCAAGCGTTGCCACGGATATGTACTTTCCACCTGGCTATTTACGTGCGTTTCGGTACAACCTAGCCTGTGAGTTGGCGCCTGAGTTTGGTATTGAGCCTTCGCCTCAAGTGCAGCGTATCGCCATGACAAGCAAACGCAATCTTAAGCGTATCAACTTTCCTGGCGATCTTATGGCGATCCCATACCCGATTGTTGCAACGCGTCAACGCTATAATATTTACGCAAACAATTTCTGATGAAAACGCCGATTCTAGGCTCGTCTTACGTTGCACGGTCCGTCAACGCAGCCGATGCGAGGATGGTCAATTTGTTTCCCGAAGTTGTGCCAGAGGGCGGCAAAGAACCCGCGTTTCTTCAGCGCTGCCCTGGTCTGCTGAAACTAGCAACGATCGGCAACGGTCCTATTCGTGGGCTATGGACTTTTTCTTCTGATAACAGTACCGCGTTTGTTGTTTCAGGTAACAGCCTGTACAAGATCAACACGAGCTACACCGCCACGCTATTAGGTGCTATTGCAGGCACTGGCCCTGTTAGCATGGCAGATAACGGCACACAACTATTCATAGCGGCTAATGGCCCAAGTTACATCTACAACAACCTCACCAGTACGTTCGCGCAGATTTTAGATGTAGATTTTCCTGGCGCAGTGACGGTTGGTTATCTTGACGGCTACTTTGTTTTTAACGAGCCTAACAGCCAACGCATTTGGGTCACGCAACTACTTGATGGTACGTCGATCGATCCGCTTGATTTTGCCAGCGCCGAAGGATCGCCCGATGGCGTAGTGGGGCTTATTGTTGACCATCGAGAAGTGTGGGTCTACGGCACAGGTACGGTTGAAGTTTGGTACGACACAGGATCATCAGACTTTCCGCTTCAGCGCATCCAAGGCGCGTTTAACGAGATCGGTTGTATATCTGCTTACACCATCGCCAAGATGGACAACGGTTTGTTTTGGTTGGGCGCAGATGCTCGCGGGCAAGGTATCGTCTACCGCGCTAATGGCTACACCGGCCAACGCATCAGCACGCACGCTGTCGAGTGGCAAATCCAGCAGTACGGCAACTTAACGGATGCCATCGCGTACACCTATCAGCAAGACGGCCATAGTTTTTACGTCTTAACCTTCCCCAGCGCCAACGCAACATGGGTCTATGATGTCGCAACAGGCGCATGGCATGAACGGGCTGGCTGGAACAATGGATCGTTCACGCGTCATCGCAGCAACTGTCAGATGGCGTTTAATACTAAGATTGTCGTTGGCGACTACGAAAACGGCAATATCTACGCGTTTGACTTAGATACTTACGCCGATAACGGTCAGACGCAGAAGTGGTTGAGGTCGTGGCGAGCGCTGCCAACAGGTCAGAACAATCTTAAGCGCACCGCGCAGCACTCCATGCAGATCGACATCGAGTCGGGTGTCGGCCTAAACGGTGTCCCTTTGCAAGACATGTATCTGACCACGGATGTCATAGAGGCTAACAACTATTTTCTACTGTCTGAAGGTGGCGACTCCATCATCGACGAAGACACGTCTGTGGAGTCCATCTACATCACTACCGACATCATTGAGCCTAACAATTACTTCTTAATCTCTGAAGACGGCGCTTACTTTATTGATGAAGAGATGGACGGCGTACAAGGTGCTGACCCAGAGGTCATGCTGCGCTGGTCGGATGACGGTGGGCATACGTGGTCGAATTACCGCACCGCGTCAATTGGCAAGATCGGTGAATACTACCGTCGCGTATGGTTCCGTAGGCTCGGCATGACGCTCCAGTTGCGCGACCGCGTATACGAACTATCCATGACTGATCCCGTGAAGACAGCGCTTATGGGCGCAGAACTCTTGATCAGCCCCACCAATGCCTAATCCTAGCGCCACGCCGACACCGATCACGCCACCGCGTGTGCCGTTCTTCGACGCACGTACAGGGTTGATCGACCGCGCCTGGTATCAGTTTTTTCTATCGTTGTACCGCATATCCGATACGGCGGCTAATGATGGGATTGCTAGTTTAGGACTAGAGTCCCTTATAGCGTCCTATGACGCTGCGCTCCAAGCGCTTGACCAAGACGTGCATACGCAGCCGCCTAGTGAGCTTGGCTCGTTACAGCAACAAATTGATGAGTTGCGTCAGAAGTTAGAAACGCAGCCTGAGCACTTGATCAACGAGATCGCGCAACTACAAAGTCAGATTCAAGCCCTACAAGTAACGCCGCCGCCAAGAGAGTTTAAGCGGTCAAGATACGGTCAGTTTTATGACACTACATCTCAAACAGCGGCTGCTATCAACACACCTTACGCGATCACTTTTGATACCACGGACGTTAGCAACGGCGTTTATATAGGGTCGCCCACATCAAGAGTTTACGTCGATGAGCGCGGCATCTATAATTTTTTGTTCAGTATTCAGCTTGACAAAACAACGGGTGGTACGGGTATCTTTTGGGTATGGCCGCGAATTAACGGCGTTGACGTGCCTAACAGCAACAGCCAACTACGTTTGCAAGGCAATAATTCTGAACAACTTGCTACTATTGGGTACTTTTTTCCGCTTAACGCGGGCGATTACGTTGAGATTATGTACGCGGTAGATGATGTAACGGTGGTGGTGCAAGCCTTTGCGTCGTCTGCGTTCTATCCGGCTGTGCCGAGCATTATTCTTACTGTTAGCAATAACATTGAAGGGGTCCAATAATGGCAGTCACTGTTAAAGTGCTCGTTCCGGCCAAGACGGTCGAATCGTCACAAACCACGCAATATACCGCAACAGGTGTGACGGCGATTATTGATAAGTTTACGGCCACTAACTACAGCGCCAGCGCTGCAACGATCAGCGTCAACCTTGTCACAGCCGCAGGCTCAGCGGGCAACACGAACTTGATCACGAAGACCAAGACGCTTCAGGCGTCAGAAGTCTATACGTTCCCTGAGTTGGTCGGTCAGGTGCTTGGCGCAGGTGATTTCATTAGCACCATCGCTGGCACAAGTAGCGCCATCAATATGCGCGTCAGTGGGCGAGAAGTAACCTAATGATCCACCATCACTTCAGCGCAGGCGTATAAAGGAGAGAATTATGGCTGCATGGATGTTACCCGCAGCAATTATAGGTAGCGCACTCTTTGGTGCCAGTTCATCTAAGAAAGCCGCAAGCACACAAGCTGACGCGGCTAATCGCGCTGCTGACTTGCAGATGCAGCAGTTTGAGCGTCAGGTTGAACTGCAAGAGCCTTGGCGCCAAGCGGGCATTACCGCGCTCAACAAACTAACGCCGCTTGCGACTGAATACACGCCGTTTGGGATGGATCAGTTTCAGCAAGACCCAGGTTACGCGTTTCGTATGCAAGAAGGTATGAAGGCGCTAGAGCGGTCAGCCGCAGCACGAGGTGGCTTGTTGTCAGGTGGCATGTTAAGAGGCGCACAACGATACGGTCAAGACTTGGCGTCGCAAGAGTACATGAACGCGTTTAACCGCTATCAGGCCGAGCGTAACGCCCGTCTTAACCCACTGCAATCGTTGGCCGGTGTCGGCCAGACAGCGACGAATCAACTAGGCCAAGCAGGTCAAGCGATGGCAAGCAACGTCGGTCAGGCGATGGGCGCAGCCGCACAAGCGAGAGCGTCAGGGTACGTGGGCGGCGCGAACGCACTGGCTCAAGGTCTTGGTACGTATTTGAATTATCAGCAGGGTCAGAACTACTTAAACGCTCGTTTCCCTCAACAAGCAGCGCCAATTACTGACTATAGTTATTCTTATATGTCTCAACCTTTTGATTACGAAGCATCTTTTATACCTCCAAAGGGGTAAATCATGGCCCTCGTTGATCCAAACATTGCGCTGTCTTATCGAGGTATCCAACTGCAAGACCCGTTGGAGCAGTACAGCAAGGCGTCTGCGGCGCAACTAAACGCGCTCCAGATGGATAAGTTTATGCGGGATCGCGATGCGCTAAAACAGATTCAAGCGGCGATTACTTCTAAAGGTGGGCCACCTGATTTGGAAACCGCAGCTAACGAGATGATTCGGTCGGGTATACCAGAATACATGCAACAAGGTATAGCGATAAGACAAAAAGTACAAGAAACTAAAGCGTGGGAAAACTACGAAAAGCGATTTTTGTCTCCTAAAACGCAACCTACCGCCGAACCAACTACTGCGCCAACCACACCGTCTGCTAGTGTTAGCCCTGGCCCATTTCAAACTAACATGCTTGAAAACAGGCAAAATTTACCATTAAATCGGTTAATGCCTTCAGTTGAAGTGCCCACAACCCCAGCACCGAAAGTTAGTGAAGCGCCCGTTGCAGTTTCTAAACAGCAAAGAATTATTGATTTAGAAGAAGAAATAGACATGTTGAGCGCGATTGATACGCCGAAAGCAAAAGCGCGTCAGCAGGTATTACTTAAACAACTTGACGCTGCGCTAAAACCTGATTCAAACAGACCTCTTGCTTTGTCGCCTGGGCAAATTTTATACGATCCGACAGGGAGAGTTCTTGCTACTGCGCCTGATAAACCTGAAAAACCTCCTACACCAACTGAAATCCAGCGTTTAATGAACGAACGTGATGCGTTGCCTCCTAATGATCCTCGTCGTGCGGTGTATGACAGGGCAATCATTAAAGCGACGACACACTCACCTGGAACCACCATTAAGTTACCTCCGCAAGAACAAGCTGAACAAGGCGAACGAGGCAAATTGTTGGTTAAGCAGTACGAAGATGTATCGAAAGCTGCGAGTATCGGCGCACGTTCATTACCGGCGCTTGAGTCAAATATCGCTATTCTTGATAAAGGTTTTGACACAGGCTTTGGTACAGAAACCAAAGCAGCAGGCGCTAAAGTATTAGCGGCGCTAGGTGTTAAAGACGCAGAAAAATACGCAACCGACGCTCAAACATTCTTAGGTAACGCGTCTGCTGCGGTGTTGCAACGCCAACTGGAACAAAAAGGACCACAGACCGAAGCTGACGCGCAGCGAATCACGCAGACCGGCGCTCAACTAGGTAATACAAAAGACGCCAACAAATTCCTTATCAACGTTGCCAAAGCGCAGATTAACCGAGATATTGAACAGCGTAATTTTTACGATAAGTGGTGGAAAGCTAATAAGACGTACGATGGCGCAGAAGATGCGTGGTTTGCTGGCGAAGGCGGTAAATCACTATTTGAGCGACCAGAGCTGAAAAACGTACGAGCTGCGCCATCATTAGTCAATCAAATACCAACAGGACGAGCGCCTGCTCAACCTGCGGTTCGCCCATCTACAGCGCCTAAAGGTGCTAAAGAAGACCCATTAGGTATTCGATAATGGCTACGATTGCTGAAGTCCGTGTTAAGTATCCGCAATATTCAGACATGTCTGATGAAGCGCTAGCGGATGCGCTCTATAAAAAGTTTTACTCAGATATACCCCGCGCAGACTTTGACGTTAAAGTCGGGCTAAAACCTGTCGCACCTGTACCCACCGCGCCCGAACCACGTAGTGAGGGTATGCCCACCGTACCTCGCCAAGACATACCAGGCCTACGGCGAGGTGACTTTACGACCGGCTTAGGTAGGGGCTTTGCATCGTTAGCAGACGTTACGGTTGGTGGGGTACTGCCTGCGGTGGCGCAACAAGTTATTTATCCTTTTGCAAGGATTGGCTCGACGCCTGAACAAGCGCAAGCAACCGCGCAAGGCATCGCCGGTAAGATTGAAAAACCTTTTGGCCGCGCTTTTGGTGTCGTAGGTACGCCAGAGTATGAGCAAGAAGTTGGTCGCCAGCTTGTGGATTTCATAGGGCAGAATTTTCAGAAAGGCGCTAAATGGATTTCTGAGAAGACAGGCATACCGACGCTTGACGTAGAAAACATGATGGGAACGCTAGTTCCCGTAGCCGCTAAGAAAGCTAAACCTACGGCACAAGCCGCTGCGAGGGTAGGTACGGAGTTGGCTGCTGACGTGGTTGCAGGCGCTAAATTACCCTTAGAAAAAAGTATTCTTGAGCCACGGCGCCAGCGCCAATCATTAGAAGATTATGCTCGCGGACCTCAGATCGACGCCGCTAAAGAAGCACAGCGTTTAGGGATCGTCATCAACCCTGTCGATATTCAACCTGGCGTTGCAACTAGAACACTTGCTGGCATGGCGGGTGAGCGCGGTAAACAAACCATTGCATCAACTAACCAACAGCAAGTACGTAAAGTCGCGTTAAAAGACCTTAACCTTCCTGAGACAACGCAACTTACAAACAGAGACGCGTTTGCTAAGGCACGAGAACAATTAGCAGGGCCGTACAACGAGGTTAGAAAATTACCTACGTTAACGGCAGACCAAGCAGTAAAAACACAACTTGATAGCTTGCGTCCTGATCCATCGTTGATTGGGTCTGACCGTTATGCAGCGTCAATTAACGGCATTATTGATGATGCTTTAGTAAAAGTCGATGCGGGTTTAACGGGCAATCAACTGCTTGAAAACGTAAGAACACTGCGTCAACGCGCACGTAAAACGTACGACAACAAAAACGCTGACTTGGCAGCGCTAGATGTAGCGGACACTAACTTAGCGGTCGCTAACGCGTTGGAGTCAATGATTGAGTCCAACATTTCTAACCCTAAGTTGCTCAGTCAGTTTAGAGATGCGCGGCAAAAGATGGCGCGTACTTATGTGTATGAAAACGCAACGGACTTCAATACAGGTTTAGTAGACCCTAAGAAACTGTCGCGTATCACTGCTAAAGACAACGTACTTACTGGCGATGTTAAATCGTTGGGTCGAATTGCCGGTAACTTTCCTGATGTGTTTAGCCCCAAGGTAAGCACGCCGTTAGGCGCTATGGCGTCCATAGGACGTACAGGTTTTGCAGGCACGTTAGGTGGTTTAGGTGGGTACACACTTGGCGGGTATCCTGGTGCTGCGTTAGGGTCGGTGTTAGGCGCGGGCGCTGGTGAGATAGCGCAACGCATAGCTGCAAATCGTCTTGCGTCGCCTGAGTATCAAGCAGGACTAACGATACGTGATCGACGTATTCCGGTAGCTGAACCACAACCATCATTAGCGCCTCCTATCCCACGCGAAAGATCGCTGGTGCCGTATGAGCCAGAGATGCGCGTGTTGATGCGCGGCGAAGGACCCTATCAACCTAATTTTGTGTTCGTACCATCACAGCCTGGTGTACCGCCGCAGCCGATTGTAACGGGCGTACCCCAACCTCAAAATCGTTTACTACCGTCCCCAAGCGCTGCGCGTACGCTGAATGCATTTCGCACTGAAGATGCTAGACGCGCCCAAGTGTCGCGTGAACTTGGTGCTCAAGCAGAAGCAATACAAGCGGCAGAAGCTGCGGCTAAACGTCAGCCTACGCGTGGTGGAGTGGAGTTAACTTTTGATATAAACGGTAATTTAATACCTGTGCAACCACCGCCAGGAGCAGCCTTACCTCAAGTATCAGCACTTGAATCCGCGATTGAAAAATTATCAGGGCAGATGGTTGGGGCTACCGAAACAAAATTTAGGCGTGTTTCTACAGGCAAACCTGATAAAACAACCGGCGAACAAAAATTTTATGTCCGCGCAACAAAAACTGAACTTCCCGCTACGAAAGAAGCACAAGCATTTGCGTTAAGCGCAGAAGAACGAATTGCGTGGAATAAGGCTAAGGTTGATTTAGTTGAAGTTCTACCAGAACTCAAAGGGCTAGATAATTTAACCATCGCCCGTAGAATGTTGGATCGTGAGTTAGTTCAAGACGCTATAACTAAAGCACGTGAAAAAGCGATTGGGTTTGAAGAAATTGCGACACGCGCAAGGACTGAGCAAGCGCGACGTGAAGCAGTCGCCAAGCGTGAGCGTCTTATGGATTTAGCCGAACAACTCGAAGATCAGTTAAGATTG